ATTTCAAATCTTACAGGTTTCATACCTCGAATAACTTTCCAATCTATATTACCAACATTAAATTCTAACTCAACATGACAATCCTTCTCATTAACTGTATTAATAAGTTGAGATTTATTTACTTTTCTAAATGGTTTATTGAATAATGAAAAAGTTAAAGCATCCAGTATAGTACTTTTACCTGCTCCATTATTTCCAATAATTAAATTTGTCTTCGCCTCGATAAGGTTTATCTCTGTAAACTTATTACCAGTGGAAAGAAAATTTTTCCATTTAATCTTTTTGAATATTATCATTCTCTCGTGGTGGGATTACAAAGTCATCTTCAGTGATAATTACATAATTATAATTATACACCATACAGGTCTGAATGGCAAGCTCATTTGGGATTTCCACAACATCCATAGGTGGATAATCTTCTGCTTCCAACAAACCACCATATCTCAAAGCATCATCTTCCTCTTCAAATAAGTACAATGACCTTTCACCATCATCATCTGATACTGCATATGCACCTTCTTGTTCTTGTCCTTTGATTGTTAGTATGTACATTATTGAAACTCACATGCTTCTCGATAAACGTCCTGCATGATATCCATTACAATAGTTTTATCCAAATCAAAATCAGAGTCTTCAATATATTTATTTAATAATGTCAATGTATTTTCACATTCTTCCTGTGAAAATTCAACGTCATCATCATCTATTTCAAAGTTTTCAACAACTTTAAGATCAATACAACCTGACTTATTAATTTTATCAACATACCTATCAAACTGAAGTTGACTAGATTTATTACGAACAATGACTTTAACAATTTTATCTTTTAGATTTTCTGCATCAAATGACTTTACATCTGTATCATCATAGTATATTTTTTCAAACATAGTATGAGGATTCTGAATAAATTCTAATTTAAATGTTTCAGTATCAAAGATATGAAATCCTCTTGGATCATCTACATCATTCCAATACATCTGATATGGATTTCCAAGATAAAATATTTTTCCATCATTTGATCTGGTATGATAGTGACCAGAGAAAACTACATCAAAATGTTGAAAGTATGATGGATTCAATCCCATAAAGGCATTTGTTTGAACAATACCAGGAAATAAAGAAAACCCATTTAATTCTAAGTGTCCAAATGCTACTTTTGATTTAGAATTTTTAATTGTATTCATTGACTCTTTATAATTATCTTGGCATATCCAAGGCATTAAGAGAGTTTTAAATCCATCAATATCAACTTCAGTTGCAGATGAATAATGTTTTATATTATTATAAGAAGAAAGTAAAGAATCAATAGCATTTATTTCATTTGTGTTTTTAAAATACACATCATGATTACCTACGATAGTATAAACCTTAGTATTATACTCTGCTAATCTATCGTAAACAACTTCTTTTGCCCAGTCGAGTGCCCAGAAATCAACGTTTTTACGATTATCAAAAGAGTCTCCTAGATGAATTACATTTTTAATGTTTCTTTCTTTGATTGTAGGAAAGAATATATCATCGTAAAACTTTTTAAAATACTCATGAAAAACTACATTTGCTTTTCTTGCACCGAAGTGAGTATCGGTAATTAAAGCAATCTTCATGAATATTGTTTGTTTTGTATATTTTCTTTGATTGAGTTATAATCTGAGGAACTATAAACATCTCCATCACCAGACATGACTTCTTCAAAACCAGATCTTTCTATAATCTTAGACCTAATATCCATCTGTCTTTTTTCTTTTTGTATTCTGCGGAGGAAAGCATAATGAATTATTTGAGTAAAATAAGCAAAAGGATTGGAAGACTTTTCTGGATTGAAGTTTTTAATATACTGAACACAGTTTTCAATACCATCTGATATCATATCCTCACGAAACATGTAGTTAACAAAGTTTGGTTTATATGATAAGTGTGTTGCTATCTTAAGGAAACATGAACCAAGATAGTTTGTAATTCTAGGTCTGGATTCACCTGCTTCTTCTGCTCTCGCACACTGGGCACGATAGATGACTAATGCTTCTAGGAATTCCTTGTTATTGACATAATGTTCTGACTTACGTTTTCCTCTGACCATTTCATTACCGTCCTCTTTTAGATACTACTATTATACCATTTTTTAGGGTACTTGACAAGGTGCTATAATTGGTGTATAATAACTCTGTAAGGGTTCAAAGGTTAACTAGACTTATATAGCTTCTCTAAGAATACTCTAGCATCAGATACAGAAGATAAGAAACCCATATTTTCATTAATATCAGTTCGATTACTAATCTGATCCTTTTCGTTTAGATACCTATTATACACTTTAATTAAGTGCTTGTCATTCACTTCAGTCATTGTGATGACTTTATCCATATTCATAACCACTGTGGGGTCATCTGAAATTTTCAACCACGGATTTATTCTCACAGCACTCACACCAATCTGACGTATTATTATATTTTCAAAAGTCACGGGACAATCTAAAATCAATATTGTTTTATCTTCTTCTTCGCATGGGCAAACTTTGGCAAATATCTCTTCGCCTGATACTAATTTGATTACTGCGTGAAATTCTTCTTTATCCATTGTCCCTTAAATTAATTTGTATAATTTCATAATTGAATTTCTCTTCATTATATATTTTAACTCTTTCTACTAAATGATTCAGAGTATAATTCTTTCGAGATTTGTAAGAGATATCGTCTGCAATATCATATAATACTGCTTTCTTTTTGTTGTCCCCTGTTCTGAGTACTCTCCCTATTGATTGTAGATTTCGTATTCGAGATTTTGATGGGGAAGCAAAGATGACGTTATGAAGGTTCTTAATGTTAATTCCAGTTGAGAAGGTGCCGTAAGAGGCAACGATGATTGCATCTCTTTCCTGTTCTGTAATTTCCCTGATACGTTCTCTTTCTTGTGCTTCGACTCCTCCGTGAACATAGAATACTTTTCTATTGTTTTGTACAGAACTATTTATAGAATCAAATAGTATTTGACCATGTGTTGCAACCCGACTAAACAATATAAGACTATTCCCTTTTAAATCTAAAGCAAGATTTTTAATAAATTTATTTCTTTTTACATGTGATATGATATATTGTAGTTCATCTTCATATGTGTCAAACTTTTGATCCGTATGTTTGAGTATCAACACTCTAATTTGCAACTTAGAAAGATGACCTTTATCAATTAATTCTTTTGTTTGAGTTACTTTGTATGATGGACCAAACAATCCTTCCAGTACCCACTTATGAGTCTGTGATCCATCTAAAGTACCAGTAAACCCATATCTATACTTAGCACTATCCATCTTCGTCATGATGCTTACAAGGGACTTAGACTTAAATAAATGTGCTTCATCTCCAATAGCAACATCAAAGTCTTTGAAGAATGGTCTTTTCAATTTATATACAGACTGCCATGTAGTAATAGTAACAGCATTTTCATTTGTTTTTTCCTTTCCTGAATAGATTCGGTGACAGTATCGATCTGCATTCCAACCATAATCTTCAAAATCCTTATACATCTGTTCTACTAGTGATGTAGTAGGAACAATTAATAATACTTTTTTCTTAGTTTCTACAAAATATCTCACTACAGCATAAATCATCATTGACTTACCAGATGCAGTTGGTGATATTAAAAGTTTACGATTGTATTTTAATGCATCATATACAGCATCAACTTGATAATCTCTTGGTTTATATCTTGATATGCGAGTCATATACTCCTTGACTCCCTCTCGACTTATTATTTCATTCTCTTCAAATGGTGTACCATAGTGTTTATTATTTTCAAACTCTAAACTATACTCTGACTTTCTTGCCCAATTAACAATCTTATCTACAAGACCTCCATATACTTCTCCAGTTGCAGGAGAGAACAATCTTATCTTACCATCCCAGTACTTACTACGATACTGTGGCATAAACTTAGCACCTGGAACATCAAATGTGAAAAGATCTGATAGTTCCTGACAGATTGCTGGTTCTGCTGTTACAGTCACATATACTTCATTTTTCTTTTTGATAGTAATATCAGTCACTGTATCCTCTGATAAACTTCTGCCACTCAATCGCATTCTTAAGTTGGAATGTACGATTGTTTATATTTTTTAAAATACTATCTAAGTAATTAATCATTACCTGAAAGTATTCTATTTTAGAAGAGATTTTAATTAAATCTGGATCAGCATCCATGTACTTATCGACATCTTGCCTTAAGACTTTATAATCAAATGGTTTGTCGATATAAATTTCTGGATCTGCTTTACCTGTATAATACTGCCA